CAACAGCAGGGCAGGTGTATTTGCAATATTCTGTACTCACTTCAACTGCCCCAAAATTAAATCCTTCAAAGCATTTTCTGTGGCTCGGTGTGCATCTGAGACGTGACTAAGCATCTTGTGCAAACCCAGAATGTGGTTTAATTCTTCATCTGTGCCTATTTTCAAGATGGTTTCTTGACGATACCAACGACCTCCTTCAACACGAATCCAACCTTGCTTTTCATTTACCTCAGTGATGATAAAGATTCGATCCAGCATTAAATTGATGTCGTATTTAATTAAGCATTTCTTACCAATTAGATCTTTTAATTCTGTATGGATCATTTCAATTCCTTTAATTCTTCCAGTGTGATTTCAAAACCTACAGGTTTATGTCTATATAAAACGTGTTGATACACCTCAGAGTGCCTATAACACTGAATGTAATATAAATATCCAGATGGTAGTCTGATACCATTATTGTAGACATACCCAAGTCTTTCAAGGTGAGATTCTATCTCCTCAATATTGTCACCATTACCTATTTTAATATACATAGTACGTGGTTTAAGTGGTCTGTCAAAACCGAGGAGTTTGTTGATTAGCTTTTTAATCATTTACAACTCTCCACATCCGCAACAGCCTGTAATAAACGCATTGGGTATTCAAAACAATTTTTGTGTGCCACTTCACGTGCTTGAGGTAGTCCACCGTGAGCTTCCACCAACTCATAACTTTCAACAAGGTGTTTTAGTTCGTCCATAAACTGATAATCGAAAGCTGCTCCGTAAATTCCAATTGGTTTTTTTATTTGCTTACGTGCTTCATTCAATCCAAACTTCTTCACAAACTCATTCGCTTTCATCACACCACCTCCACATCAGTAATACTTAGAGTGACCTTACAACCACGTTTATCCATGACTTCAATTTCTTTATTGCAGGCCAATTTAAACAATTGTTCTTCGGTGATGATGTAATCTCGCTGTAAACGAGCATGAACATCTGCTGATAACTCATCATTGGTGACAAACAATGTCTCTTCGAAAGAGTATGTGTAGTCATCAGAACGTAAAATACAAACAGCTTTCATTCCTTAATCTCCAATTTTAACAATTCTCCTTTTAAGATACTCATTCTTTCTCTATCTAGAACATATTCCAAAGCTCCCTGTACAGTGTTGAATGATTCTAAAACCTGATTACCAATCCAAACGTCTGATCTATTATATGCACCAAATTCACTCTCCTGAATCACTCGAACGTTGATGACGAATTCACCCTTAGCTAAGGTAAACGAGTATGCATTCAATTGTGTGAATGTGAAACCATTCATTGAAATATCCTGAGTCATTTTCAATCCTCTTTAAGTTACACTCAATATACCACCTCTAATTGAATTTGATAAATAGGTATTACCGATTAAAAATAGATATTGATCGATTTCTTGATTTAAAATCACTAACATATTCTTCCAATAGATACATTCTATTAGTGACATTTTATACCAAATAATTATACTTCTACTATGGTATTTCACCATAGAAATATGGGTATATCTATTGTAAGGAATCGCTTTTTTTCACTAACGATAACAACAACTTACAAAACTTTTGTAAAGTAATTTTTTACAAAACCACTTTTACTACTATGATGATGATTGGCATAATGTTACAAATTAGAAAAGTCCGATAATCGTGTAGCTTCACTACACTCTTCTTTAAAGAGAATGTCCTATTGGGTTAGACACATTCTATTGGGTATTAGATACATTCTATGTGGTAGTTCCTACCACAATAACACTGTTCTACTCAAGCTTCGCTTGATAATCAGCACACAAAATTGATTAATTTATTGTATTGTTTGTGTAACAAACATTGTTTTTCTTACTAAAAACTATAATTACAATAATTTACAATAACAATTATAAATAATTCAATAACTTATAAAGATTATTATAATGATAATTATAATTGATAGTTGTTTTGATCAAAGATCAATAAAAATGATATATTGGGTATTATATTTCTATGGTAGTTCCTACCATAATATACATTCTATGTTGGGTATAGAATATTCTATTGGGATGCTTGATTCTATTGGGCTGGAGCTGTGTTGGGAGTAGAAAAGCTAAGGGGAGGAGGGGTGTGGATGGGGTAGGAATGTGGGTGGTTTTAGTAGAATGTTATTTGATTATTGTGATAGTAAGGTGAAAGAATAAGGTTGATAATTTAATAGTAAGTTAGCCATCACCCCAAAACATATGATAGTTTGAAATTCCACACAGAATTCAATTTAGATATTTGAGGGGTGGAGGATATTTTAACTTTTCTAAAACAAATGGCAAAAATAAAAAGGTCGGCAGGGGGTATTTTCCTACAGTCACTTCCTATATTGTGCTGAACAGATCTCCACTAAAACATCATTTGTGTGCTGAATTTGTTTCAACTTTAACGATTGTTGATGGTTAATTTGATTAAGTTGATAGTTTTCACTCTTAATTGTCACTAATGCTGCTAAAGTTGCAAAAAGTGCAGTAATCAATACAATTATGATAGCAGTTGGAATAATCTTATCCATTGTCTACAACGTTCTCTAAATGATGATGATAACTTAGTATACCAGAATTTCTAGGGAATTTGCGATTATTTTTCTGAGGGCATCGTAAAAAATTTTAGAGGGGATTTGGGAATTTTTATTTTTTCACCAGTATATCACCCGATTTCCCAACCATCTAACTTTCTAAAAGTAAGTGGGGGTCTACCCACCGTGACTGTGCAGTTCTAGTTTTCAGTTACATTGTCATGGCTTTTGTAAATGACACGCATTCTCATTTGTAATTGATACGCATTCTCATTTTCAAAGGTAGATGATAATCATTCTCACTATGATTAAAATTCTCATTTAAGAATAATTCTCATTTTGATTATGATTCTCAATTGTGAACAGTTCTCATTTAAGAACAATTCTCATTTGATAATAATTCTCATTTGATAATAATTATCAGGTGATATAAGTTATTAAAGAATAACCATTCTCATTTAGGAATGGGTGACAATTGATAACAATTATCATTTACCAAATTTCCCAACTATCTAAAAAACAGATAGAAAGGATAGTTTTGATAGAAATATATTAGTTGAAAAAGCTTGACTTTTAAACAAAAAAGAATTGTACAAAGATTTTAACAGACATAAGATAATATCTTTATATAAATCATATAGTTAGATGAAAAACACAATAAAAACTAACAAGATAGATTATCTATATAAGAAAAAATGATGATAATAATGATAAAAGGTATTGACAAGTGTATAAAATTATATTATTTAAAGGAAAAGCATCAAATGATAATCATTCTCATTACCTAACAGTCGCCCACCCTCCGTGTTTGTCTCCCCAGTCTTGCCGTGCTGGTGTCATTATAGCAAGATTTTTAGTTCATTGTCAACACAATATCAGAAATTAATTTTCAATCGGATACCTGAATAAAACAGTATAAAATATGATCAATTATCTAACTCATTTAGATATACATAGTTTTAAATAGTTGTCAATAGCCTTAAAACGCTCCAGAATCGCGTATTTTGAACGATAGCCTTTTAAGCTACCTATGCATAGGCTGCATGTCTAAAATGGCAACCATGAAAGTCAACCCCATATTTAAACTATTTTCATGAAGTTTTATTGAATCTTTCGATGATGAATTTTTACACCTGTTTTATGCTATCAGATGAGAATCATTCTCAAGTAGGTTCCAGACTTACAAAAATATAATTGACACTATAGCTATTATTGTGCTATTCACACGCGCGTTCTATCTATATAAAAAGCATGTACAGTGTTTTGTACTGTTATTTGTGCAAATATCAATATATAAACTTATAAAAAACAGATACTTATGAAATAATCATAAAATAATTAAAAATAGGTATTGTATTAAATAGTGAATAGTATAGAATGATTGACATAGGGAGGAGATAAGGCAGAAAGCCTAGCTTACAGTTAGATAGTGACGAGCTACTAACATAATTCTTTAAAAACTTGGAAAGGATAGAATCCTTACTATATAGAATCCTAGTTGGTTCTATATGTTGAGTATTTTAACCAAATGGAAAAAGACATGAAAAAGCAAGTTTTAAAACATGAAAAAGCAGATGATCAATTTACATTGTCAATGTGTCGCGTTGTTCAATATGACAATGAAATAGATGCAGCTTTTAGAATGCACCTTTTAGATTTAAACGGTAATCGAATCGGCTCAATTTACATGATGCACGACGACGAAAAAGCATTTTACCCAATCAAGTGAGGATCTTAAAAAATGAATTTCAAAACACATAAGCAATTGTTAAAAAGCCTTAAAGATAGACTAACCAATCAGCAAGGCTTTTATCGTCATTGTGCCAAGCTTGCGCTAGTTGGTGCATATTCTCAAAATGAATTAAGCGTTCAATTTGAAATATTAAAAGAGCTTGAAAAAGATCTTAATAACTTTTTACAACGTACCAAATAAGGGAAAATGACAATGAATACAAAGCATGAGATTCTGCAAAGTATGGTACAAGCTACCAAAGGCAAGTTTTTTACAATCGTGTTTATCAAGAAAGATAAAACAGATCGGAAAATGTTGTGCAGATTGGGAGTTAAAAAGCACTTGAAAGGCAATGGCCCATCTACCACCGCACACATTGACAATTATATGACTGTATATGATGTTGAAAGTAAAGGTTACAGAACGATCAATTTAGATACTGTAAAACATTTTAAATGCGGTCAATTTGAATATAAGGCTTAAGATTATGAAATATAAAAGTTATAAAGGTCGAACCATTGATAAAAGCAAAAAAGTGATGATTTATAAAAATCTTCATAACGGCTTATTTTCAGTCAAGCAAAATGGCCTTGTCGTTGCCCATGTTGAAAGTTTTTGCATGGATACCGTTTCTTTTAAAGTGAGTGAGGCAGGCAGGCAGCGCGTTTTAAAAGAGAAAAAGAAAAATGTTCATGCTTATATTATCGGGAAAATATTCGATATTAATAAATTGAACGTTAAAACCGATTTCTTTGCTAGTATAGTAGCCAATCAATCAATTCGATATAATCCATATAAGTCAAATTGTTTTTATAGACAATATGAGGCTTGCCAATCGGGAATACCGAACAATGTTGAAATCCCTAACATGTACTTAATTGCCCATCATGAGCAAGGGATAGCATTTAGAATAGTTGAGGATCTTTAAATGACTGTTAAACAATCTTATATACATATAGCCGTTAACCATAAAACGAAAATAGTTGAATATGTTAAGGTTACGGCATATCACGACAAGGCAGCTTTTCAGGTACTTGACAAGGCATTGATTAAATTGGGCCATAATCATTTTACATTGGTTAGCTATCCCGTCGAATTGAAAAAGAGACTCACAAAGCCTTTTGAATGTCTAGTGAGTTTTAAGCATAGTGATGATTTAAACACTAAGCACTTTTTAACTGAGTTTATAGCGGATCACAATTTATAAAATCTTTTATCTGATGGATTCTAAATGGATTCATCTAATAAACGATTTAAATGCATATCGTTCCACGTGGAACATGAAAGGAAAAAGTTATGAAAGTTACATTGAATGATAAAGTTTTTGCATTAGTTGCTAAAATGCAAGCTGAAACAGATAGCAGCGTGAAGCTATCCAATACAAGCAAACTAGGCGTTAAATCATGGAGTCTACAGGCTTTAAATACTTGTCCCGCTTCAATTGGTGCTGATGGTGAATTAGTTGATGCATGTAAGGGATGTTATGCCACTGCCGGACATTATCGCTATGCAACGGTACGCGCTCCACGTGAATTCAATAGACAAGCATGGGAGCAAGATAGTTTTGTAAGTGACTTTGTAAAGGCTTTAAATAAGGAAAGATTTTTCAGATGGTATGATTCCGGTGACATGTATAACATTAAACTAGCTGAAAAAATGCTTTTAATTATGCAAGCTACGCCACATGTTAACCATTGGCTACCGACTAGAATGTATAAATTCAAAAAGTTTCATTCTGTGATTGAACAAATGGCAGCCTTGCCAAATGTAGCGGTTAGATTGTCAAGCGATAGCATTGTAGGCGAATTGGTTAAAAGTAGCGTTTCAGATCTTAATTCTACCATTATCCCAGAGGATAAAATTGATTCATATAACGGCTTTATTTGTCAAGCGTTTTATCAGGATGGAAAATGTTTAGATTGTACGGCCTGCTATGATAAGACTGTAAAAACAGTTGCATATGTTGGGCATGGCTTGACAATGAAGAAAAAGCAAAAAAACTTAATTAATGTTGTGAGTGTATAACATGGCTAACAGATTCTTTTTTGCCTTGGGTAATTCCCAAGGCTTACAAGGTACACAATACTATCAGGCTAGAGTTAAAAGCATTGAACAATTGGAAAGACTTGTAAAACTTCATTATCCTAAAAACAAAGTATTTTTAAAAATGGAACGTGAAGGATCTAGCAGCTTGTATTGGATATTGGGAGATAAGAATGATTCTCATCTATAAATATCAGCGTCCCAACATGGATAAGGGCACTTGTCAAGCTCACTTTTTCAAGAATGGAAAGTATATTAGATCATCGGACATTCACCCATATTCTGATAATATGATCGAGTTTCTCACTAAGGGCCATAGCAAATTTGCTTTAGTCAATGTCATGAGTAAAACAGATTTAAGTTATCAAGAATTCTCAAAAGTCAAGGCTTAATTATGAAAATGTTAAAAAATGATTATTATGTTGATGCGGATAGCATTCGAGTATTTGATAATGAGATTCATTATCATTATTGTGAACGTCTTGTCATTGAGCCATTGCAGCAAGATGAACAAGGGCAATTTGTGGTGCTGAATAATATTAAACATTATGTAAATGATAAAACCGATTAATATTGATAATTGATCGGATCTTTAAAAAGTAGCTAAAAAGCCTGTTTTCTTAAATGTCAATAGGCTTTAAATGCTCATATAAGCGCGTATTTAAGCGTTTAAACTTATCAGGTACTAGTGCATAGGCAAGGGTCGAATCGTTGAAATTTGACATTGTTTTAGAAGTATGCTAGGCATTGAATAGCATAAATGAGAATAGTTATCAAATAGCAGGTATTATCAAATGAAAGATTTTAAAGTTAACGATAAAGTAATTGCAGTCAATCCACCGATCAACATGTCAATTGAGAATAATTCTCATTATTTAATAGTTGAAATTGAAAACTTTAAATTTTATAACTTTGGATTAAATGGAATTCACTATAAGTTAAAATGCTTAAAAACTAATAGAATTCTAGGCTGGTTTAAGGGTACTTATTTGGAGGTTAAAAAATCATGAAAGTATTGTTTTTCCTATTTGTTGTAACAAGTGACAATCACGGTTTTGAAACAATGTCAAGATATAACGATGTTGAATATGTAACAAAATCGCAATGTGAAAAAGCATTAAAAAAGTCAAAAGTCAAGAAAAATCAAGCTTTGTTTTGTGGTGAAGATTACTTATATTTTAAAAAGTGAGAAAATGAAAATGAGCACATTTTTACTAGTTGTAACAATCGTGATAAATGGACAAATTGAACATAGAGTAATCTCAGAACATAGATCTTTATTTTCTTGCCATGTAGAAAAAGCACAACATAGCACTAACACGGCCATTAAATTTGAATGCATAAAAAAGGATAACAAAGCATGAAAAAGTTAACAATTCAACAAATTATAGACTTGTTTAACATGGGCCGAACAATAATCTTATTCAATTCTAGTGGCACTATATCATGCCATAAGAACAATATAACAGAACGTCAATTGATAGAGTATATCAATAAAAATGATAAGAATGGCCGGATCTTATAACGGCCTTTTTATTTATCTATTAATAGTAATGATTATCATTATAATTATCATTTACATTCTTTGTCTTAATAATAACCTTTCTCATTTGATAGCGGTTATCATAATACCTATTTATATATTATGGTACGTGCCCCATTATAGTGCAATCTAATTATCCGATTATATATAGTTTTAATCATAACTTTTAGTTTGATGTTTCATAACTTGTTTTTATAAGTGCCCGATGTCTGATAGTCGGCTATGTGTAAATGAAAATGCTAATGATTCTCATTTCGGCATAGGATATTTTGATTCCGAACCCCAGTCGAACATACCAAACCCCACACCATGTTGAACACTACCACACATTTATCCCACTCCCCAGATTCATCACTTTCCCCATAATGATATTTCCATAAAAAACACCCCTACCCCCGAAAGGATAGAAGTGCATATGAAAAATTATTTTTTAAGAAATTCTCAGCCATTAAAATTTCCTCAGAAGTCATGATGGTAAGTTATGATAGTAGGTAAATCACAAATATCATTGCTAAAATGTAAAATGAACACCACATAAAACGCTTGAAGAACACGACACCTTCTTCATTACCAACTAAACGTTCTGTTGCACTCTTCTTGCACCCACATTCACACTCACGATGTTTATCATTAAACATTTCAAACCTCCACCCTAATTAGTGCATTCTCAACCACTAAAACTCTTTACAGATTATCTTCAAAGTAATAACTTTCAACCATTTTAACTTTACGATAACATCTGGTAGCTTTAACTACAGAACCTGACGTGTGCCACACAATAACACCATCACTAATATAACTGGTTTTATATGTGAAGTAATCACCATTATCGCTACCAATAATAAAGTTTGTTGTTCCTGATCGAACAAACTCATTGGTTTGATTTACTCTCACTACGTGATAACCATTCTCTTCCAACCAATCTTGTGATGGGTATCCATAATCATCATCGATTTCAACCTGTATTGAATCCACCATATCTTCTCCTTTATTTATTCAACCACATCACCGTGATTACTAACATCGCCACAAGGACAACATTGAGTATGATCCTAAAACTACCTCGCAATAGATTATCTGTGTACTTTGTTGCACTGGTATCACTTAAACAATATGGATCATAACCACAATTATCACATCGTTTTTTCATTTAACTACATTCTCCGCAATAGCTTGACATAATAGGTAATAGTTATAAAACCCTAATGAGATGATAAAGATCATGATAAAAATTGCACTACCAATAAGTGTATATTTTACTAACTTATCATCTCTTATAGAATATCCCTTCCTAGTCAAAGGAGGAGAGGGTGGAGGTGGAATCTCCTCTCTCATTTACGACACTCCACATCCTTTCTACTACGAATGATCATGATGTAATTCTCAATCTCATAGTCTTTATAGATTACATTCTCATGTACCAGTTTGCAGAAGTTCATGAAGCTGTTTGCATCTACAATTGGTGCTGCTGGTAGGTTGTTGTATTGCAGATTAAGGTCATCATATTCAACTTTCTTAAGCAGTATACCATCCACCCAATCACGTAACTCTTGATCATGTTTAGATCGCTTAATAGCATCTAACTTCATGAAATGTTGCCAGTGAGTCTTTTTAGGATCTTCACACTTCACAACATCTTTATCTTTAATGAATTCCCACATCGCATCGTATTTGTATTTTTCATAAGACCAATCTTCAAACTTGTAAACAGTGTCACTACCAAAGATGTAATATTCACCATCATTCACTGAATGCCAACCATCTCGAAATCGAGTGTATTCACTACGAAATTGAAGACTCAATTTTTCCAAAACGAGTTGCTTGTTAGACTTCCGTAATTCTCCATTATTTATAAAGTCTTGTAACAACTCCCAAGCACTCAAATGGCTCAAATTCTCAGGTATTGAAATGAACATCTCAGGAACCGCAGCTAATTCACCGAAGGTGTGTTCAAACGTACATCTATTAGGTGTTAAATAAATGCGAGTATTACAACCCTCAATACGGAAGCTGCTATATCGACCAAAACAATTAGATATCTTGTGAGTCAAACCCCTGTAAACAAGAACATCACCTTTCGATGTAGACTCTACATACAATGCTTGATATTTAGCAACAAGCTCAGTGATACCAGATTCACTTAAAGGAAGATATTTACGTTCTGGTTGAACAACCGTTTCTATTGGTTTAGAAGTAGTTTCAACAATCACATCTATAGGTCTTGGACGTGGTTCATTACAACCACCAAATAAATCATGCCACCAACCCATTACTGCACTCCCATCCCACTTAAATACTGAAACTCTAAAGCAGCTTCATTAAAACAGAGTTCATTCCATTCGTTCTTTTCGAAGTCGTAGTCATATACTACTTGTGATGGAATTCCTCTCAGTGCTTCTTTGTTTTTCTCAAACCACTCTTTACGATTTACCATTTTTATCACCTTTCCCCTTTTGATCAACCCAGATTAAAATAGCAATAATCACTATTGCTGAAATTGCCATCACTACGAATTCCCAAACTTCCATCCTTGTACCTCCTAATTAAAAATCAATTCTAACTCACTTAAATCATACTCGTCAAGGTCTTTATCAAAGACAACGTAACTACCACCCATACGCTCTACACTTCTACCTAGCATCAATCCAGCATCATCATTGTCACATACAGCTATCAATTTCATATTGAAACTTAATAACATATCAGATAGATGTTTAGCATTATTACCAAAGACACAGATTGCATTTAAACCAAGTCGATGTAGTGCTGATGCTTTAAATAAACCTTCGACAACGTACAGTGTGTCCTTGGAATAATCAATTGTCTCTAACCCCCAGAATGCTTTCTCACCCTTCATGGTGTATGTGTAATATTTAGCTTCATCATAAGGTATGTTTTTCTTGCTACCCAAAGGATTATATCGCTGATAACCTGTAAACTTACCATCAAGGTTATAGATGTGAACTGTGAGAAGATTATTTTCATCATCTACAGTTTGATTGAGGTAAAGAGCCGGATCATAATTCCGACTCAAGAGGTGTTCTTTAAAGTTCATTACAATCCCCACCAAGTTTGATAGTCAGCTTCTGTGAGTCGAGACTCCCCCTCATCCTGATCATGTTCGTACTTCATTAATTCTTTCGTGTGAGCGTCACATGCAAACTTATCAAACAGGTCATCGTTCCTAAATACAGCCTTAGTAGTTCTTGGTTCACAAAAACTACAATATGGGCCAATTTGATTTGGTTTCAATCGTTTCATTGTTGATATAACTCAATCAATTTAGATCGAAGATATTCATAACACTTAGGAGCCTTCTCTTCCAGCATAGCCATACCTGTACCAATACCCATTGTAGGTAGTGCAATGTTCTTACCTGAATTGATTGCTAATCGAATCTGAGTGTCTACGTGAACAGTAAACCAACCATAGTCACCATCATTTAGGTAACTACCATCACGCGCATATCGATCTCGTTTGGTGCAGATACCAATGGCATTTGGTAATCCTCGAATGACAGCTTGTGTCTTGTAAGGAACATAGCCGTTTTCAGCATCAGATAAGTTGTCACCGAATAGATAAACAAAATCTGTATCTAAAGCAACACTGGTTCTAGACCATTCATCAACAAGTTTAACTTCCACTACTTACTCCTTTTTCAAATTGACAATTTAGGAATTCTAGAAGATTTTTAAGAGATCTTTCGTATTCAACACCGTAAAGCTCACCACCAGAACATTCCATTTCATCGATTAACCACTTAATTTCCTCAATCGCTTCCTCTATCTTTGTGATCATCCTAAATATAAACCTCTCATGTCCCTTTTATTAAACCTAACAAAATTTTGACCTTGATATGGTAGTTCATGATCATACCAACCATAAGCCCAGTATCCGACCATCTCCTTAGATTTTTCAGACCAAATTGAGATCTCAGAGGGCACATAGCTACCCCAAACCTCAACAGTGTCTTCAACCTTGGAGAATAGCGTCAAACCATACTTCTTTTTAAAAATACGCTTTTTCAAAGAACTCAATACGACTCTCCCTTCTTAGGCTTCTTATACTCATCACCAGTTTCCTGTTCAACCCAGTCAATGGTTTCCTTATCAGCTTCATCACGTTTACAATTCATCGATTTCTCCAAATGCTATCAGGACTCTTCTTCAAAGTTTCAACAATAAACTTAGCAGTAGATCCAGTGAATAATCCAAACCCTAGTAGGTGAACATCACCATCTAAATCAACATACCCAACCACTTCTTCCATGTAGATGACCTGAGTAAAATCCAAATATGTGTGCTGAGATTGGAACAACCAATTTAGTCCCTTATCTCTCAACATTCTTTCCATACCATCTTGAGCGATTATAGCACGATTCTTCCTATTGAGAAGAGTTTTTCCAACAATGATCAAACTCTTAATCAACTTAATCATAATACCTCCCTGTGAGAACATGAATGTTAGCAATTTGTTTCTCAAACTCACGCTTTAGTGCTCCATCGTACAATACAGCAACTTGATCATACAGGTAGTACAGACGAGCAGTGAAAGGTGTAAATGGAACCTTGTATTGCACAACTTGTGATATGTTAGCAAACCTCACAAGGAGGTCTAGATTTACCCCATGCAAGATTGACAATCGCTCACCTCCACTTCTGTAACCAGCAACATAGCAGCAAAGTTAAACAATGGAGTTAGAGTGGTTTCATTCGAATACACACGAATCTTATCCGCATTGTAGATACTTCCATTTGTAGAATGTACCAGAATTTCACCAAAATCTTTATCAAAAGTAATCGCTCTGATCCATTCACGGTTGTACTGACAACCACGCTTCAATTCCATACCGACAATCTTCTTAGATGTAACCTCAAGAACATCCATTCGGAATAGGTTTAAGAACTTTGGACAGTTTTTTAGACTCCAGCAAAGAGTGCCAAGTTTATGACTAAACGTGATTTCAAAATTACTAATCTTATCAGAACGTAATGATTGAACATCCACACCTTCTTGTCGAGTAATAATACCTTTTTGGTACATTAAAATGAGTTCGTATTCCTCAATACCTGTAAGAACCTTGAACATTTTATCTAACTTATCTACCACTTAATTCTCCTAATTTAATTCAGAATAAGATGGGGGTTCACCCCATCAATTTTCGGGTTTGACACCAGAACCATAATCGTCATGGTGTAATTCTTTTGTGATATTCCCACACTTAGCACACTTATATTCAGTGACTACAGCAGGTGAATCCAACTTAATAAAGAAGATTCTATACACTCTGTATTTTGCAAACTCATAATACCAGTGATTGCAAATTAATCTTTTAATCCAAACAGGCAGCACTAACATTGTATTTACCCTTCCCATAATACTCATTGACAAACTCTTGAGCAATTTCACGTTTCATGGTTTTGATAAACACTCGATAACCATTTGCATCACGGAAATGCCACTTCCCAGTTGGGAGAATTCGACTCACCTCAGATGTGTGAACGTAGACTTCCCATTTCTTCCACTTCGTAATGCCACCGTTTGCAAGAACATTTAAATCAACACCATTCTCATCAACATTGTTTTTGCTAACTGGTTTCGCTTTCTGTGTACGTGCAGCATGTTCACGTGCTCTTTCCATCGCATACTGCATAATAGCGTTCTTAGACATTACAACTCCTTACCAACTTCAATTAGAAAATAACGTTTGTTACTATTCATGCATTGTACCACCAGATCTTTACCTTTATCAAGTAAAAGTAGGTTAAAAGTTAACAATACTGAACAAATAATTACAGCACTTCTCATCTTTCCTCCAGACGTAAAAAAAGGAGAGCTGTTAGGCTCTCCGTTGTATTAGACACTAGCCTTTTTAGCCAGCTTACTACGTTTCCGCAGTTCTTGAGTAATAGCCTCACGTTCTGCTTTCAATACCTCATCAGGCACATCTTCAAAACTATCAGCTTCCAAACTCTCTTCTGCTTCAATCATTTTCTCTTGTAGTTGAACACCACGTAATTCAATACGTTTAGCTAGACGCTCACTAACCTCATCATCGAACATGTAAATCTCTCGATTGTTTTTGATCACATCGTTAATTTCTTCTTCGGTTAGGAAGTCTTGATAACAAGATCGAACAAAGTTCTCATTGATCACTGAGTTTGCATTAGCACGTGTTTGATTCTCATAGGCTGCACCATAACCTGTACCACATTGAACAGGGTGAATCATCAACATAGTGTGCTTACCAATTTGATAACTCGCAGCACCTTCGGTTAAGAATAACGCTCCACCTGCTGAACAAGCCTGTCCAAGTAAAACCATATGGAAACGTGCCTGAGTGGTAGATAATGCATTCTGCACAGCGATAAGTGAGAATAAATGACCACCACGACTACTGATATTAAAAGTGATATCGTCATACTCAGTAGCATTGTTCAGAAGTGCAATTACATTATCAAAAGAGTAAGCGTCACCAAATTCCTGAGTGATGTTTACAGTGTAGTGATTACCACCTTGAGGTGCCACTACGATTGATGGTGAGCGACTATCATCTTCATAATTGGAAGCTTTCTGTTTGTTTTCTGCATTTAAAAATTTAAAAGTCAATATAACCTCCTGTTATGAATAAATTTCTGTAACACGTTTAGATAACGGACTACGTTTGTTATCAGTTGAAGTTAGTTCGATGTAGTTAAACAAAGGTTCAACTGAATATCGACCACTATCATCAACATCTGTGATACGTCCTACAAAGTCTGAGAATCCATCTTTACGAGAGTTCACAGCATACGTTTGTGCTCTATCACCAAGCACAACAAGTTTAGCATTTTCACCCAGACGCTCCATTAACATCTTAAGTGTAGATGGTGACATGTTTTGAGTTTCATCAAGAATAACGATGCAGTTACTCAGTGTAGCACCTTGGAGATAGTTAGGAATATCAAATCGAATGTTCCCATTCTTCTCATCACATTCCAACATACCCTTAGTCATGAAGTCTAAAAATACCCCACGCATCACTTCAAAGTGTTTTTCCAACTTCTCATCTTTATCACCAGTTAGGAAACCAATAGCATCATCACCTGACTCAGTTGGGTTTTTAACAAAGATGATTGTCTTGTAGTCGTTGTTTTCTTTCAGAAGCTTAAGGGCTGTGCGAATTGCAACACTTGTCTTACCAACACCTGCCGATCCTTGGACGACTGTTGCATCATATTGATAGATTGAATCTTCAATCTTTTGTTGATTCTCAGTTAATTGAAACTTATCTAAGTTGTAACCACCGCCAGCTTTTCGCTGATAAGAAGAATCACGTTGTTGGACTTCAACACCCATTTCGATAGCCAATTTACGCTTATCTCGTTGAGTTAGTCTACTACGTTTAGCCATGTCACCTCCAATGTAAAATTTACTTATCCATCAATGATTGCTAACACTTGATGTTCAGGTGTCATATACAATCCTTTGTCAGCATCCAATGGTGTACGCATCAGCTTAGGAACTACAATAGTGTCACCAGCTTTAACGTATTGAACCTGACTACCAACACTAACAACCTTACCAACAACAGAAGAGTTATTGGCATCGGTGCTAGTCGGAGTATAGATTCCACCTGCTGTTAAATTACTCTCAAAATATTCAAAAATGATATTTGATCCTACAGCTTTCATTCTATATCCTCCAAGGGAGCAGATTACTCTGCTTCACCTTCATTTTCTTTAGTTTCTGCTTCTGCTGCTAACTTAGCTGCTTCTTCCTTTGCTAACTTAGCTTGTTGAGCCTTAGTTAGAGGTTTAGCTGGAGCTTCTTCCGGCTTCTCAGTAGTTGTCTGAGTTTCAGGTTGAGTTTCTGTTGCAGTAGGAGCTTCGGTTTCTTTTGCAGTTTCCACATTCTCAGTGTTAACTTTTTCTTCAACTTCCTTTTGAAGAGATACAGTAAATCGATTTGAGATACTACGACGAGCTACAGCACTCGGACTCACACGCCAGCCATCTTCAAAAGCCTTCTGGAGTTCGATTGTGAATTTGTGAAGGTTGTGTGCTAAAAGCGTCTTTGTAATTAAAGCCATTGTTTCTAAATTACCTCTTTAGTTGATTAGTTAATTGTTTCAATATACCACTGTTTTGTTGTTTGTCAATTATCAAACTGTTAAGTTTTGTAACCTGAGTTAGAGTTTAATAATAGCTAACTCACCACCAGTGAAAACCGATCCTGTGTCAATAAATTTAACATTCCCAACATCTTTAACTTTCTCAACATAAGTGTGACCAATAAAAACCTGATCAATCTGAGCAACATTGATTTTATCCATTCTAACCATCTCACGTGCCCATAGCACCCAATCTCTAGTACGATACTCACCAATTAGATCGTTTGTTTCCAGACAAGCCTTCACATGCTCCCAGTCCTCATAAGGTAGATCAGCATGAACAAATCCATACTTCTTACCTCGATATGTCAATTCTATCATGTACGGTAGTTCTTTGAACACCTCAACAATAGCACGTTTAGTTTCATCGATTTGCTGATAGAACCATTCCCCACCATTGTTTGTCATCTTGTGGTAGAACTCAACACGATAGTCAGAGAATCCCTTAATACAGAATTCCTCATGATTCCCTAATACTGTTTCAAACCAAGGTTCATCTGGTAGGAATGCACATTCGAGGCTGTTTTTACCTCTATCAACAAGATCTCCCACCCCAATCAATAAGTCCTGTCTTGGATCAAACTCCAATCGATTCAATTGACTGATCAACTTGTGATATTCACCATGAATATCCCCTACGGTATAAATATTACGATATTTATCACCATCGATGTATTTTACTAACATAAACCCTCCTTAACCTTCTAGAACTTCTAGGAAGTTTTTCAATATTATAACCACTTCATCTTTAGTGTAATCTTGAGTGTAAGATTTCTCACCGTTGTATCCCTCAATCTCAAAGAAAAATAAATTCTCCTTTGTATCAAGTATTAATGACAAATCTTCCTCTTGGATTAATTTACAAAACATCAAATTCACCTATTTTTACTTCGTATTTCATTTCGAATCTCCATAATGATCTTACCTAAATGGTTTTCACCTTCACGTGTTTTGATATCCACACCCCAGAATAAATCATTCCACCAATTACCTTCCTCAAGATGAGCATTATATGTATTGAGCAGCAATGCTTTATATTTTGGATCTTGATATTTCCAGTAATTCGCCCATCTCATAATTTGAATCTTATTTTCTTCAAATTTAGGATTTGTCATTTGATTCACCTTGCTGAAATTCTTGGCTCGATATGGTGTCAGCTTAGAAATATACTCACGAACTGTGGTGATTTTATAATTATCACCATACCAAATGTCATGCTCACCATACTTCATAGCCTGATAAAAATTCTCAGTTGAGGGATATATGATACCTTTATGATCAATCTTAACCAAAGCCATATTACTCAACCATCGATGCTCTGGTGTGGTGAAAGTTAGAATGTCTCGACCATACCCTATCAACTCAGTAATCAAACCATTCTGTTCAGCTATATCTAACATGTGTTTAGTACCTTTAGATTTACCATCCCAGAATGCAATCAAACCATCTGCTTGTTCAGCCATTTCAACATTACGACGATAACCAGCAGCTTTACCCCATCGATCCCAATCAGCAGCTTTTTCAATCAATTGAAGATTGTGCTTCTCAGCAATCAATCGACCACACGTATCAGCTCCACGTGCCTTGCCAGATATGATCGTGAATTGATCTAACGGTAGTCCACGATTCAGCACATACTGGAAAAATGCACTTTCAGCTAAGTGCACATCCTCAAAATCCCGACCACCTGCAATGATTACTTTCACTTGTAAGTTACCTCATTCTCATCTTCACAAAAGCATAATCCATCCTGTAGACAAGCAGAACAGCGTTTCTTACAAGAATTATCTTTACGTGCGGATGCCTCCAATATAAAACACAAACCCATGACAATGAATAAGAATAGTAAACCAGCTAAAATATATGTGACTACTTCAACAAACATTAAATATCCTCTTCCAACACCAGAACCACAGACTGACCCTCAAGTCGATCATAACCATCAAGAACATCATTCAGAGCATCTTCGTCACCAATTGCTTCAAGATTCATCACTGTGTCCCAATCTGATAGTGGAACTAAATATCGGTTATCACCATCATTGTATTCCTTGTAAAACTTCATCCTTCACCTCCTGTAAATGTTAAATATGAATAAAATGCACCATATCTCTTTTGACGATCATTTTCAGATGTCTTCCGAGTTCCCTTATTCCAACGCTCAATCTTTAGGAACCCAACACTCATTAAATGTTGTAGATCGCTATCCTTCGTATTCCAACACCAGCGTCGATTAACAGGCAGTTTGACATAACCACCATTTGGTGCTAGTTGCATAAACCACAAACGCATAAGTTTTCTACGTTCACTTGTACAGATTACACCTTCCAACAACTTTGTTAATCCGGCTCCATATGGCTCATGTTCATGAGGGACTGTTTGATGTCTCATTACATCACGAAGGACTTTCTTTCGATGTAGATCCTTCACATCTTCTCTAAATGTCATACTCACCCGTGACCTCAATTCAAAACATAAAAAACATCTCTTTTATAGACATATGAAAGTCTACTCAAGTTACCAAAATCACAACGCTTCCGTGTACTAAAGTAGGCAATTCCATCTAAATCAATCTCAGCATCATAGATGTAAACTTTGAGAACCTGTACACCACACATGCCACTGTGAGTAGAATCAGGATCATATACTACAACATAAATACAACTATCACCATTTTCAGCATAACCAGCTTGCTGAAACACTGTATATCCATTATCAGAAAGATGTTTTAAAACATCCTTAACGCTACCTTCATGATTGCACAGAATTACATCTCGTAAATAAGGAACATGTTTTCCATCATCCTGAATATTAGCAAGCTCACGTGTTAACTTTAAATCATCAATCAATCTCATTTAAACCTATCCTTTACTATTAAAGAATCGACGTACAGCATATTGTCGAATGAAACTAATCACAGTGAGCCACAGGGTGATAATCAAATTATCCTCAACTCCCAATGGAATACTATAGATCATACAAATCACTTGAGTGAAAATGGTTGACAATACAATACCGAGTATCACATTTGAACCACTCTCAACCAGTGAAGACAACTTAGATTGTTTCAAAGTATCTAACTCCAAATCATTACAATATTTGACAATATTACAGCACAAATTAATGTGCTGCAACAATTATGTGAATTATTATAAATCCAACAAACTTCTAAATCCTTTAAATGCTGGAAACCTTGGTAGATCCTTCATTCCAACATCCATATATCGAATCTTAGCCAAAGTTCCTAAATAACGATCTTTATTATCCCAAATCTCCTGACGTAATTCATCTGTAAACCCAGTACCACAACGAAAAGTTTTATCCTCCCACTTTAGAATTAAACTACCGAGTGTATTCTTCGGAACCATATTCTCCTTGTGACTACTTCTACTAGTTCTACCCAACTCATTTACTGTGGCTTCATTAGTGTTTTCATACTGCTCCTCAAACCCAATCACCTCAAACTCAGCATCAACAAAGAACTTGAATTTCAACAACGATCCAGATTTCAATGTGCTGCGACCAAACTTATAAGGTGCTGTCGGATATCTGCCAATTAAACCCTCACCGCCTTTTAAACGCTCGGATTCCAACCACTCACGAAGATCCTCCAAATTATCAATTAAAACGGAACGAGCATCAATTAAGTTTGGATCACTCTCGAACAAATCAGACAACCCATTCACTCGACCTGCATAATCCAACTCAGGGTTCGAGAAAGAATCAAACACGTGAAATTTAACATCTTCTTCACCATCATCTGACATGACAGCAGATGTTGTTTTTCGGAACACATCTGGTGCATAAATATCACCAAGGATCAATTCACCATCTAGTCCATTGTATTCAGGTTTACCAAATAACTTTTGCACATGAGCGTTAGGAATTGGTTTCAGACTACGTGATAACACAACACCATTCACCACCAGTGCTCGAATACCGTCATATTTAACACCAACCCATATAGGGTAGGTTACATCTTCAATTGCTGCTGCGATTGCCAACATAGGCTTCATTAATTTATCCTCCTTTTATATGTAAAAATTACGGTAAGAAATCCCATCTTCCTTCACCAGATTCTAAATACTCATCATATTTCTCTTTGAGATCATAATAATCAACATATGAACCAAGATAGTGGTACGAGAAAGCAAGAAGCTCACGAACCTCTTCACAAGTACCAATCTTTTCACCATCCACATATAACACATCTTGATCAATCATGTAATCAAAGTATATCTGCGCCTCTTTCAAATCTGGAAATAGTCTTTTAATATGAGACTCCGAAGATACATCCCATTTATCTAATTCAACGTCTAACACAGCAGAATCAGTTAACAATCTAAGCTCCTCTTTATGCTGCATCCTCTCCATCTTATGTGAGGTCTGACGATCCACACACCACCCACCTTTCCGTTTACCCCAATATTCCCAACCTATTGGTTTCCCACCACGTACACTTCTGGACACTTTAAACCTCCTGATTATATCTGTAGTTGCAAGAATTACATTTCATCTCCCAGCAACCACGCCTTACAAGCTTACGCTTCCCATCAATTTTCCTATATTCACCCTTAGTCCAATATCCAGCACTCACTAAACCACGTTCACACTTCGGACATTTAGAATCCATAGGTCTAAATTTACTCAACCGACCAACCTCCTTAAAAACGCCAAATGATATCTCAATACAGCATGTGCCACCAAAGTAGTTGTCATATAATCTGGTAAATTCAATGTCCGTAGTTACAACCAATCCAGAAATAATTACCTGTCACTGGATTGTATACAAACTCATCATATTCACCACAACAACCACGATTCTTTATTGTTGTATATTCCTCAGATTTAAACTTATTTACATCACTCACACAAACCCGATAATTATCAGAACAATCTAAATCTTGAAACACACCAGATAATTTATTAGAAAGAAGCTTTTGATCATGAATGTTCATAACACCACTGCGCTCCAAAAACGACTTATACAAACCTAAATTGTGACTCATTTCACTCTCCTTCAAATTCATCATTTAACCATCGCATTAAGAGGTTATACATACGCTTATTCCCCATTACAACCACCATTGGTTCACCTTTGCGAATACACCCCCTCCAGAGCCACTGTACAAGCTCTGAGAGAGCGAATACGTTGTTGTCTATAGGGTAGCCGTAGTCTTGCAAATAAGAGGCTACATCGACCAATGGGAAGCGATTATAGCAATGTATTAAAACACGCTTGTGTGCATAATCATTTGTTGCTCTAGTGTGAACACTTAACCAGTTGGATTGTTTGATTCCTTCCCTGTTAACACTGTTCACATATCCCTTCGGATCAATCAGGAAACCTTTCGATTTACTGACACCTTTAGCACGTTCTTTTGGACAAGTCCACAATACTTCCGAACTATCGTTTGCATATCGACGTGCATTTCGCAACATGAAGTTATTCACATTCTTGATGCTTTCAGCAGTGAGTTCTTTGTGCCACCAGCGAGAAGTCATTGCATACTCTTCCAGTTTTCGGTCTGGTGGAATGATTGTCAGAAGATGCTTAAATGAACTTGGTTTCATCTGCTCCAGTGTCACATCTTCAAACTTAACCACCTCAAATCCCTTCAATGTTAAGAATCTATCCAATACACTACCATTGAACAAATATGTGATTACCACAACACGCTTGGCACACTCTAGCAGCCTGATTGGAACCTGAGTGACCATCATTACCTTCTTAGCCTTCTCACTGTTTAAATCGAATCTAGTGAGATATAGAGACTTCTTATCACACAGGTTTTTACAATAGAAATATCGATGATCATTGCTGTTCACCAAGTCATCTTCTCGTAACCATGTGACACTTCCATCTGTTTCATCAACACTAATATAACCTTGTTGAATCAACCACTTAATGTCTGCAAATGAATACTGGTCATAACTCTGAATGACATTGATTTCCTCATCCAGAATAACAGTGTATCCACGATCTTTAATTAGATCCATGCTGAATGTATCCATGCTCAGATAGAGCTTATGAGTACAGGCGATGTTCTTACCTTGCACCAATAAATCATTCAAATGCTCAATCTTGGTTCCGTGTTCATCAATTGAAGGGGAGATAAATTCAACATTCTGTACCCCGTTGTGAATACGACCATCAACATCAACTTCTGATAAATTAGGTGAAACATAAAAATATTTCTCATTTGGGTTTTGATCAATCCAACGTAGTGTCTCAGTTGTCTTCCCAGCACCCATAATACATTCTAAAACTTCAATTTTCTTAGTCAAAACTAGTACCTACAATCACATCATAAGCTTTCAACTTCTCAAGAATATAGTCACCATGACAAGCATGAGGCTTGCACCAGCACACCAAGAATAGTGAACCATCTTTTTTCCAACCTTGATACAACTTCTCAAACTCATTGTTGAAATTTACATCATTCAACATTTTATCATCGAACCAAACTTTATATTTTTCAATGGATTCTTCTCGCGTAGCCACCTTAAATTGAGCAATAGTTCCATCTAGATGACTAAATGGATTACCAAAAACAGATGGTCTACCAATATAAATTCCAGCACCTCTATGCCAGTGTTTATTTACAACTTTAATCACTTTCCAAACCTCCTAAATTAAGTAACTTTTAAAGTTGCACAAGTATAACTTATAAAAAATTACTTTACAAATATTTTTTAATCTATTGATTTAATTAAGGAAAAAATGACATTCCTTACAAAGTATCTACCCACTATTTTCAATAGAATTAGCACATCAAAATAGAACATAATTATAATGATTATTACTATAATCAATTATCATAATAGAATGTCCTATCTTAATAAGAATGTCCTTCTTTGATTAGAACGTTCTAATTTAATAATTATGATAATAGTAATTATAATAATAGTAACATTCTATCTAAATAAGATGTTCTCTTTTGAGTGCTGAAATTTAATTTTATAAAAAATTACTTTACAAAAGTTTTGTAAGTCACTGTATCTATTGAGGAAAAAATACGATTCCTTACAAAAGAACTACCCACTATTTCTATAGAAAATTTAACTGTTAGTCCAAGTAGTTTACATAAATACAACAATGATTATATTGACAAATACAGTTCTCATGGTGTAATGAGATTTATCTAAACAAGTAAAGGTGGATTGAATGAGATGTAAAGCATGTGATGTAATGTTGGGAAAAACCAGTGATGGAACTTACTGTAGAAAATGCATAGTTGCAAGTGAAGATGTGGATATGTATAATGACTCAACATTTAGAGAAAACTACACAAAGCATAATCATGAATTAAGAGTACAAATGTTCCTAAGTGAATATGAGAAGAAAGAGTTGATTGAGATGAAAGATTAATCTCAGTTACAAACTGTTACAATTTAATGATTGACAAATAGAGAATGTGTGGTATTCTTTGTTACATAAGAAATACAAACTGTTTTATTACAGTAGACTTAATTAGATAAGTCTTTTTCTCCACCTGTTACTGATAATACCTCCTAACATTGGTAACAGGAATTTAATGGTGACTTTAGTGTAATGGTTAGCACCTCTCCCTGTGAAGGAGCAAGTCAGGGTTCGAGTCCCGAAGTCACACCAAATACGGATCGTTAGCTCAATTGGTTAGAGCAAGACACTTTTAATGTCGAGGTTCGGGGTTCAAGTCCCTGACGATCCACCAAATTCTGTAGACCTTGCATTATTTAGGTCAAGAATAAACCCTCAATATAGAGGTTTGGGAAAGTAACTCAGTTGGTAGAGTGGTTACTTGAAGCGTAACAGGTCAGAGGTTCAAATCCTCTCTTTCCCACCAATTGAAGATTAGTTAAAAAGTATAACAGTGAACTGATAATTCACAGTCGATGGAGCGTTACCATCATCTTCAACCAACAGTTCCTTAGCTCAATTGGCAGAGCACCTCCCTTACATGGAGTAGGTTATTGGTTCGACTCCAATAGGAACTACCATATTCAATTAGATCACAAAATGAACACTTAGAAAAATATTTGAAAATAATAGTTGACAAATAGAAATTCCGTGTTATCTTAATGATCTAGAAACAAACAATGCTCTATTCGTCTAATGGCTAGGATTTCTCCCTTTCAAGGAGAAGAAGAGGGATCGAAACCCTCATAGAGTACCAAATTATAATAGCGAGAAGTGATATTGGGTTCACAGCAAGGCTCATAACCTTGAAGATGTCGGTTCGATTCCGATTCTCGCTACCAAGATTATTTTTGATTACCATAATCTAAAGGCTCGAAGAGACGGTCTGCAACATCGTTCTTACTGGGTTGAAGTCCCAGATGGTAATCCAAAGTGATTTATTAAATAAGAATACGAGTAAGGGTGAAAAGAGCCACTGGTTGCAAACATGCTTGATCTGATCCAAAAGTATTCTTAGTTAATAAATTAATGCGTGATTGGTATAATGGTATTATGTCTGGCTTCCACCCAGAAGACCACAGTTCGATTCTGTGATCCCGCACCAGTTTTTAAAAAGTTTATTCCCATGTAGCTCAATTGGTTGAGCAGCAGACTGTTAATCTGTTGGTTGTTGGTTCGAGTCCAGCCTTGGGAGCCATTTATGTAAGTAGGGTAGCTGTTGGGTGGCTACATCGGGCTGTAACCCCGACCCCTGATTAATGATCACATCGTTGGTTCGATTCCAACTACTTACACCATTTTCAGCTTCATCTCTGAATGACTGATGGAAAGACATCTATGAGCATGATTGAATGTGTGAAGGATACAAGGGTTGCTCCTTCCTTGTATGGTGGACGATACCTAACCACCCAAGATTATAGAGAGTAAACTGTACAGGTGTACGGAACACCCTGCTAAGGTGATTGATCGTGAAAACGGTTTAGTTTCGATTACTATGCTCTCTGCCATGTACCCTTTGTGGACTTGAAGATTTCTTCGTGGTATCGCTACCTTAGAAGGCATCGCAGTTAGGCTTCTGTTTAAAAAGTCACTTATATGGATTGTAGGGCGAAGCGGTTCGCAACTGGTCTTGAAAACCAGCCCATTGGGTTAGTAGCTCGGTGATGGTTCGACTCCATTACTTTCCTCCAAATTTTAGAATTAACCCTTCTTCCCTACTTCGGTAGTTCTAGTCGGGTAATAGGTAGCATATAACCTATAGATAAACTGCAAAACAGTATAAAGTTGAGACTGATAATTTCAGCGTAATAAACCCAAGAGGTTTGTTATCAAGTATGCAAGCAAGTTATCAATTGAGTCCAGAGCTAATCGGTGAGGATGAGGTTGGGAATGTAATGTTCCTGAGTCGAGAGACAATAAGAGAACTTGTAGGTTTAGAGTGAAGACGATTATCAAGTCGTAACGCTTTACACCAGTGTTAAAGATGCATCTAATAGACAACAGGTGGTGCTGAGTCTGGCAGGTTGATACTACCAATTTCAACAATGTATTCTTGAAACATAGTGCACGATAAAGCACAGTGACCAGTACAGTATTGATGAGTTCAAAAGATTTGTTATCTGTAGTGAAACCACTGGTTATATCAATAACAATACACTTCGATTTAAGGTAATTAAGTTCAAAAGTGTTTCACACATTAAAGTGAAAGGTGCTTACATAGTAATGGGTTGTCCATTGCACATATGACCCGAAAGGTTGTGTGTAATTTTATGAAATGATTGTGTCTGGTAGGCATACTAGCGTAGTTTGAGTAATAAGAGAGTAGCTTTGATGTCTAAGATTGGTTGACTATATTAACCAGCACTGATCATTACAACTTAAAGGGTTGTGGATAAGGAAGGAATAAATAATCTTCTAAAGATGGTCGCAATAACGTATAATCTCAGCGTTGTTAATTTTTAAATCAGTGTGTGACTGGAAAGGTTTCAGTCTTCGTTTGGAACGAAGAATATGTAGGTTCGAGTCCTACCACACTGACCAAATTTATAAATTAAATGTATCAACCAACCCAGATTAAAAGGTAGTTGCAGGATACAGAGGTTTTTTTAATGAGATCGAGACTCAGGGAGGGGTAATACCCTGCTATCAACACCTTGGTATATTTAATTTATGAAGTTTATAGCCTGTTAGCTCAATCGGGAGAGCGTTGCACTGTCACTGCAAAGGTAGCGAGATCGAAACTCGTACAGGCTGCCAAATGTTCACAACCTAGTATGATGTGAATGATAGTCTTAGCGGATCGTCAGACGTACATTGCGGATATGGTTAAGCTTAAGGCTTCCTTGTGAAAGTAGTGATCTGGTCTAGAACGGATTGCGATTATGTGTGACAGCTATTAGCTCACCGTTGAAAGAATACGGACAAGTCGGCTCAACTGTAAAACACACTTAATGCTCAGATGAAGGAAATTGGTAAACCTTTCTGTCTTAGAAACAGAAGCCTGTGAGTTCGAGTCTCACTCTGAGTACCAATTTATGCGCCTATAGTTCAATTGGATAGAGCATCTGCCTTCTAAGCAGAGAGTTTCAGGTTCGAGTCCTGATGGGCGCACCAAGATTTTAAAATAGAGTAAACATAGCAGATTTAGTATGTGGTAGGAAAACGATGAGATACCTCACACCACAGTAAAGGTTCTTCTTCCGTTGTTTATTCTCTTTTATGATTATTGCTGGATTAATATAAAGGCTATTATGCTTGTTTTGTAATCAAGTTATGGCGGTTCGAGTCCGTCATTCAGCACCAAATGATGTCGTAGTGATTCGACGTTAAACTCACTACAATTACCCCGTGTCGTGGTGATGGACATTAAACATCACCCAATAAGTTGATGTTGTAACGGTAACATGCTGGCCTCCAAAGCCATGCGTTCTGGGTTCGAATCCTAGTCGGCTTGCCAAGTTTAAAAAGTTTATTGCACCTTACGGAAGTGATCAAATAACCTTCTGGAGCTGCAATTTAATTGTCGTGTGGTGTAAAGGTTAGCACTTTGGAATTTGACTCCAACAGTTACCGTTCGAATCGGTACATGACTGCCATTTTAATAGTCCTGTAACTCATAGTTGGTTAGAGTACCATGCTCATAACGTGGAGGATTAGGGTTCGACTCCCTAGAGGACTACCAATTTATTTTTATTATGACCCCTATCATTCAACAGAATCGCTTAGGGGTTTTTTACGTCTTGAAGAAAACTCATGGAGGAAATATGGCGGTTAAGATTCTTAAATTTGGTGCTACATGGTGCAATGCCTGTAATCAAGCAGACAAATATTTAGATCGTACAAGTGGTGATCGTGAACTAGAAGTTCAGAAGATCGATGTCGATGCTAGTGAAGAACTGGCAGTTAAATATAACATTCGAAGCATTCCTACATTCGTTGCTGTTAAACCTAACGGTGATATTGTTGGAACCATTGTTGGTTTCGATAGTAAGAAATTAGAAGAGTTCTTCGAAAACGTTAAACGTAAATAAGAGGATTTAATTTTGAAATACGGTGATAGAGGCCCATTAGTGGTCAAACTGCAACAAGCGTTGCAAGCACATAAACTACTACCTCAAAACACTGGCAAAGTTAAACACGATGATGGAATCTTCGGGAGAGGAACAGAAAATGCTGTTAAAGCCTTCCAGAAGATTATCGGTGTAGATCAAACAGGGATTGTTGGAAACTACTTTGCACAAAAGATTGGAATTAATATCAACCCCATGAAAACCATTGTTCTGACAGCAGGTCACAACAACAAGGATTCAGGTGCCGTATCTAAAGATCAAAAGTGGACAGAAGCTAAGATTGTTACAGACTTGAGAAATCGAGTTAAGACTATTCTTGAAGCTTATGGGTACACAGTCATTACAGACGGTAAAGGGGAAGAGAATTTAAGTCTATCTAAAGCAGTTGCATTGATCCCAATGGGAGAAGTAGCTATTGAGCTTCATCTCAATGCAGCAGTATCTGAACAAGCCAATGGTATTGAAGCGTTAGCTAAATCTAACCTTAAATCAAAATGCCAGACGCTTTGTAAATCGATCTCCGATGATATGAAGTATAAGATCAGAGGTGCAGATGGTGGATGGAAATCTACTGATTCTGGGCAACATAGTCGGTTAGCCTTCTGTGAAGCTGGTGGAATTATCTTGGAAGTTTTCTTCATTTCGAATAAAGCTGAGTTAGATAGTTACATTAACAATCCTGATCGAGTAGCTAAAGCAATCGCTGACGCAATCAAAAAACTCTAAGGTATTCAGGTCGTTTGAGTGTAATGCCCGACCTTGAAATCGTTTAGCCTTGTACGAAAACAAGGCAACCTTATTATAATTATGTTATCATGTGAGATTATTCTGTTAATAGAGGTAATCAAATATGAGTGACTTATTGTTACTACTTTCGTTGGTTGTTTTCCATGAAGAACGTGGACAACCAAAACAATGTCAATATGCAGCTTTGGAAGTTGTTTACAATCGATCAGAACATCCTGATTTTCCAAGCAATCCTAAAGCGGTTATTCGACAACCATCTCAGTTCTCTTGGACAAGAAACCTATCTAACCTTAAAAAGCCTACCTATGAATTAGATACATGGTCGGAATCAGTTAGAGTTGCTAAAGATTTCTTATCCAATCGAACAAACTATACTAAAGGTGCTATCTACTTCAATGCTCGACATATGGGAGTTAGATATAAGACACCGGACAATAAAGGCAAACCATTATTAACTTGTGGTAAGCATGTTTATTTTTAACAACAAGGAAGATAGATATGTCCATCAACGATTTACCGTCTTACAAAAGGAATAAGAGAGTTAATAGTCTTGACACACTTATCAGTAAGACGAATACCCACGTTGTTGAGGCTCTAGATAAAATTGTAGAAATTATGAATGATTCCGAAGCTAAGACTTCGGATGTTCTAAATGCGAGTGCTAAATACATTCAGTTCTACATTATGTTTAGAGACAAGCAACAAGATTGGGAAGATAGAGAATTGAAACGAGAGTTGCTAAAACTCAATATCAAACAAAAGAAAAACCCTACCTCAGATAATTCAAAACCAGAAGATACTAACATTTTTAGTATTGATTACAACGGTGAGAATGACGAATTCCTTGCAAGTTAAGGAGTTCATAAATGAGTAGGATAGCATTAAAACCGTCAAGTCCTAGACAAGAAGAATTCTTAAAATCCAATGCCTATATTACCGTTTACGGTGGTAGCGCAGGTAGTGGTAAAACTTATCAAGGATTGATGAGGTTTTTAAGATACACAAATGATCCAGACTTTGTAGGTTATGTAATTCGTAAAAACGCCACCGACTTGAAAAAGACAGGTGGTGCTTTCAAAACCGCATTAAAGATGTTCAAGCCATTCGGCATAACTCATACAAAACAACCAATGGTTATCACCTTCCCTTCTGGTGCCACAATCGAATTCATCGGTTTGGATGGTGAAGAAGGCATGGACAAGATCCAAGGTCTTGAAATCTCTGCCTGTATGATTGACGAAGCAACACATATTGAAGAAGAAGCCTTCTGGTGGACACTTTCACGACTTCGTACAAACGCCAAGATGGAACCAAACATTTGGTTAACCTGTAACCCTGATCCAGACAGTTTCGTATTTAACTTTGTTGAACCATACATCTACCCTAAAGGTACGGTGGTTAATAATGAGTTAGTTGAAGGACGTGTTGATCCAGCCAAGAATGGTCAGATTCTATACTTCATGCGAATCGATGAAAAGATCGTATTCAGAGAGTCAATTGAGGCTTTCTATAAAGAATTCCCAGAAGATGTAAATCCAGAATCAGAAGACCAACCTGAAACATTTAAGTTTATTGGTGCTACGTGCCACGATAACCCAGAGATGTTGAAAAAGAACCCTAAGTATGTCGGAACGTTAAGACGTTTACCACGTATTGAACGTGAAAGACTTTACTATGGAAACTGGTTAGCTCGACAAGAGGAAGGTGGTTACTTCAAGAAAGCTTGGGTAGAACCATTGTTAACCTCTGTTCAAGGATTTGAGTTTACGAGATTCATCAGGTGTTGGGACTTAGCAGCATCGTTGGAATCAGAAGCAACACCAAACCCCGACTACACAGCAGGTGTCCTTATTGGAAAAACTAAGTGTGGTAAATACATCATCTTAGATGTTGTTAGGGATCGTAAACGTTCAGGTGAAAACATTAATTGGATTGGTCAGATTGCAAGAGAAGATATGGCTCGTTACGGTGAAAGATCGTACAGCTTTTACCTTCCACAAGATCCAGCAGCAGCAGGTATTACAGCTCGAATCTTCCATGTTGAGAAATTCAACGAGATGGGATTAGGTGCCAAGTTTATCAAGGTGGGGACATCAAGAAGTAAACTTAAACGTTTTGAGCCTTTTAGTGCCAGTGCGGAAGTTGGATTGGTTTATGTAATGAAAGCCGATTGGAACGATATGTATTTTTCAGAAATGGAAGCCTTTGACGGTGTTTCAAAGTCAAGACATGACGATATGGTGGATGCGACATCGGACGCATTTAATGAATTGGCAACAACTAAAGAACTTCCTAAGTTTGATGGTAAGTTATTAAGATTAGTGAGGTAATTAGTGGCTAAAAAAGAAGAAATTGTAGCAGCAGCAGATAAGATCAGAATCCCTAGAGAGATTGGTAGTGTTGGTAATTATAAACCAAAAGCTATGCTCTATTCTGATATCTCAAGAGATCTTGACTTTCCTAAGTCAATTGAAACGTTTAGAGATATGACAGATGATGTAACTATTGCATCTGCCATTGCTGCTGTACAGGTTGTGAGTTCACGTATTCCTATTTATGTTGAAGCTTACGATCAAAGCGATGAACACAAGGAACGTAAAGCTTTCCTAGAAAGTTGTCTAGAGGATATGGAACACAGTTTCCAAGATGCCATTAAACAGATGATGACTTTTAGAACTTATGGTTTCTCTATTGCTGAAAAAGTTTACAGATTCAGAAGAAGAAAGAAAGGCAGTAAGCATGATGATAATAAAATTGGTATCAAGAAACTAGCCTTCCGACCACAGCATACAATCACAGAGTTTAGAATGTCCGATGATAATCGAGACTTCCTTGGTGTTGTACAAGGTGAATTTAGTCATGGTTATGGTTCAAGAGAACGAAGAATTCCAATGAATCAAAATGGTGATGAAACATTCATCCCTAAGAGTCGTATGCTTCTGTTTGTTACAGATAACACAACTGGTCTTCCTTATGGTCGTTCACCGTTGGTTGGATGTTATCAGACATGGAGAGATTTGCAAAAAGTTCAAGATCTTGAATATGTAGCAATGAGTAAAAACTTAAACGGTTTACCTCTTGCAACACTACCAGCTAGATTCCTAACAGCAGATGCTGATGAGGATGAAGTTGATACTCGTATGTCGATTATCGATGGTATTAGTAAAGTTGGTATTGGTGAGCAATCCTCATTCGTACTGCCTTCTGATCGAGATCAAGATGGAAACCCTCTATTTGACCTAAAGCTTTTACAAGCATCATCTTCAAACGTGACTTCAATCTCAGCAATTGTTTCAAGACTCAAAAAAGATATGAAGGAATTATTCTTCAATGACTTGGGTGATGAAGGAACTGGTTCATTGTTGAACATGTTAGTTGAGAGTTGTATTAAAGAAATCTTTGAAGTTTTAAACCGAGATCTAATCCCAGAGTTATGGGAACTGAATGGTTGGGATATTACAAAAACTCCAAAGCTTAAATACGGATCTCTGAAAGAAGTCAACATGGCAGACTTTGCTAAAGCTATCCAGCAGTTATCAGCTACCAAGAACATCGCTAAAACTCCAGACAACCTAAACATGATTGCTGAAATTATGGGTCTTCCATATCGTTTCGCAAGTGATGCCACTGAGGAAGAGATTGATAAGATCCTTCGAGTGGAAGAGAAAGATGAAAGTCGTTCTGGTGATGGTTATGAAAAAGGAAGTGGTAATGGAACATCCGACAAGGTTAGTGAAAAAGATAATTCTGCAAACAACCTATCCAATAAATAAGGAGAATGATTCTTGTCAAGAGAGTTAATCAACCTACGAAAAAGAGTCTTCAATAAACCTCAGATGATTATGAGTGAAGACTTCCAGACTATCGTAGAGTACATGATCAATCCAGAGAAAACAGGATTCAAAGCGAGTCCTGTAGTTCCTGAGATGAAACGTTCAGATTTTGAACGTGATGAAGAATATAGAAAATACAGACTTGAACAGTTAGATATTGATCCAGAAACAATGCAAGGATACATCCCAATTGAAGGAACCTTGGTGAATCGGGCAGGTCAAGTTCAAGCATGTGTTGAATTAACATCGTATGAAGCAATCAAAGCGAAAATGCAAGCACAGATCAACGAAGGTGTCAAGCAGATCGTTATGGTTATCGATTCAGGCGGTGGTGAAGCTTATGGTTGTTTTGCAACAGCCGACAAACTTCGAAAGATGGCAGATGACAATGATGTAAAACTCATTGCTTTCGTAGATGGTTATGCATGTTCAGCAGCTTACGCTCTGGCATCAGCAGCACATGAAATTGTTGCCAACCCTCAAGCCACAGTCGGAAGTGTTGGAGTTGTAGTACAGCTTATGAATAACACAGAAGCTTTAAAGAAAGCAGGTTATTCAAGAACGTTCGTTTACGCTGGTGATAATAAAGTTCCATTTGATGCAGATGGTGAATTTGATAAGAAATTTATTTCTGACATTCAAGCATCGATCAATAAAACTTACAAGCGTTTCGTTAATCTTGTTGCCAATAATCGTGGTATCCAAGAAGCAGATGTTGTAAAGACGCAAGCCTCAGTATATGACGCTGATGAAGCAGTTGGTATTGGGTTTGTTGATAAGTTAATGGAAACGGATGAGTTCTTTGACGAATACTTCCCTTCTTTACGACAAACATCAAACCAATCTACTCAAATGAAAACAGAGGAAAATATGACAGTTGAAGAACTACAAAAACTAAAGGAAGAGGCTGCTAATACAGTTCTATTGAATGCTGAAACAGAAGCAGTTGTATCTCTTGCAGAGCTTACAGATCTTCGTGAAAAAGCTACTCAGTTTGAAACTACTCAAGCATTAGCTACAGATCTACAGACCAAACTTGACGCTGCTCTAAAACGCACTCAGGAACTGGAAGATGAAATTGTTGAAGCTCAGGCTGATGCAGTGATCGCTACTCGTCAAGCAAAACTTGAAGAAGTGTTAGGTACTGAAAATGAACAAGTTGCTTCAATTCTATCTGCTACAGCAGCTCTTGATGATGCAGCATTCGGATTAGTTCTAGCTGGTTACGAAACATCTTTCGCCAAGAAAGAAGCAACGTTTACTGAACAAGGTAAGGCTCCAGAAGCTGAACAAAAACGCATGACTCTTGAAGATAAAATCAAAGCCAAGTTGACTGCAACTAAATAATCAAAACCCCATAAGGAAATTAAATAAATTATGAAATACGATCTTAATCAAAAACACCGTGTTGTTGTTCCGTCAGACGTTTTTGCTGCTGAACCTAGCAACGCAGCAGGTTGGGCGCGTTCAACAGTAAAACTAGCATTCACAGCAGGTCAAACTGCACGTGTTGGTTCTGTTATCGAATACGATCCAATCACTATGGAAGCTACACTTTCAGCTACAGGTGCTCCAGTTACCGAAGGTAATAAAATCGGTGTCTTCTTTGGACGTGATGTTCTAGTTGATCCTACTCACTTCGAACGTCTAGTTGCATCTCAAGCAATTGATGGTGATGAAGTTGATGTTGTAATCATGGCACGTGGTGACGGTTCAGGTCAGATTAGCCCAAGTTTCCTAGACTTCGCTGGTACTGACTACTACACACTAACTGCTGATCAACAAGCTGCTTTCCGAGCACTAGTAGAACAAGAACTTCGCTTCAAGTTCATCAAACAGCAAAAACGCATTGCCTAATAGCAAATTTAACTAATAGAAAAAGGAATTAATAAACAATGGCTAAACTTATTGTAAACCCTATTGATCGTACTAAGTTGATCGATACTGGTTCAACCCTTGAAGTTCTAACTCCTGAGTTTGGACGTATTGACAACTCTGGTCTTTTCGACAAAGAAGGGATTGCATCACGCCACCACTTGTTCGAAGTTGAGCCAGAAGGTCAAGACGCGATGACTGGTCTTGGTTCGATGACTGAGCGTGAACGTTGGAAACTAACTCATGGTACAAACGAACAGTACGCATTGGGTTCAGTTTACTTCGGTCTTACTGACGCTGTTCAGTATGATGACATTGCAAACATCATCACAGACTGGAAAAACTTCGATGAAGACAAACTGGTTGACGTAATTGCCAAGAAACAACGTAGCCT